ACGTCCCAAAATAGTGGTCGGGGGGGGTAGTGGTTTGGGTGTTGCCTCCCAGTAACCCCTTGAGGCGCGTGATTTCTTAGGTAATATAAAAATATATTTATTTATAAAGACTAGAAACATTCCCCCTTAGCAAGTTGCCCCAAACCAACCATCCCAACTCCTACCCCCCCCCCATCGCCGGTTTTTCCGACGTACCGATTACTTCGGCGTTATTAGGACGTTGTGGTGGCATTACAAACGAGTCTGGGAGTGAACTTTTCTAGGAATCAGCGGTCAAACTTACACATTCAGAAACAATTTGGGAAAAATCATGAACCAGAAGCAAGCAAAAAGGATTAGAAAAGCTATTGGATTGAGAGGTTCGATAGCCTCCTACGAGCAAAGGTCGCCAAATCGGTACAAAAGTGATGAAATCACGATTCTGGCCCCATCTTCGATCAAATCAGTCTACCGTCGGATCAAAAACGAGATCAGGCGGCGAGTCGTATGAAATCCTCACACTATTATCCAGAGCAGTACTGGGAAGCCACGGAATTGGCGGTAAGGGATGGCTCTTGGTCCATTGATCTGGGGGAGAAGTCGAAAGCTAATAGTATGAGAGTGACATACCAGAATTGGCGGGCGGCCCTTAAGGCGGAAGAACAGATGGAAAAGTTCTTTGTGGCGGCGAGAATTATTGCTGAGGTCAAGGGAACTGTTTTGACGTTGAGGGATCGAAATAGGACTGGGGTCGGAGCGGTGCTGGAAGCGGCATTGAGGACTGAGCGGTCCGCCGAGGTGGACATCATGAAAATGTGGAAAGAAAGGAAAAAGGAATGAAAAAGTACGGAGAATTTTACATACCGGACAGAATGATGGGCGCTCTAACACGTTATCTTGAGCAAGGCATTCTTTCCAGCGACTTTCTAACCGCGGTGCTGGTAAATGACCTAATGCAAGCTGTCGCTTTGGCAGACGATGAGAACCTACGCAATCTCCCGGCGTATGCCTTGTTCCTTTACAATGAAGCACCGGGAATTTCACATGGGTCTAAAGAAGCTGTTATGGCATGGATTAAGTCTTTTTGACCCGATAATTGAAAGATGGGAGGAACTAAATCCAGACCCGCCGCTCTAATCCTTTGAGTAGTCCTTTTCAGGTGCCCCCGGTGACAATACGTAGGGGTTAAACAGGGTGAATATCACTGGCCTGTTTTTTATTTCACGTGGCTTTGTATGGATTGATAAATAATTGCTAATCCAGCGGCGATGCTGCCACAGACCTTAACGAACATCCATGCGCCGGACGCTTGATTGAGGCGCTCGTTAATGGCATCCATTTTTGCCTCTAAAACAATTAATCGGGCAAGCAACATGCGGTTAGTGATAGGAACATCAGATTCTTCGTGCATAGAGGTCACCTATTTCTTGTTAATTTTTAACAACAGAGCCTCGTGCATTCTACCATAGAATTTTGGGGTTTAGAGAGAATTGCAGAAATCAGGGAACTTCCCCACAGATCTATAGTCCAACCAGTACAATCAATCGAAACCTTTTGGAGATATCAAAATGACGAGTAAAAGCAAGCTGACAATCACAGGCTCCCGCGACGACAGCCCCGGCACCCTCATCACTGTCAGCTTTTCGGATGGAACAGCCATTAGCTATTTGCTCCGTCCGGATCATCCCCTCTATGACGACTTCGCGGCACAGGGCATTGGGAAGAAACTGCGAGATGCGGTTTCCAGCGCGACCAAGGTCGATGAAATCAAGGCCAGTGTCAGAAGCATGCTGGCAGCCTTCGACGCCGGGAAATGGAATCTTGTCCGCAACTCCGACGGCGCCCCGCAAGTTGGTCTCTTGGCCAAGGCTCTTGCTCGTTTCTCTGGCAAGTCGCTCGAAGCGGCGCAGGATTATGTGAGCAAGCTCTCGAAGAAACAGCAAGCCGACATGCGCAAACTGCCAGAACTGGCCGCAGCAATTGCCGCTGTCAATGCCGAGAGCGGAACTGATGTATCATCGACCGATCTGCTGTCGGCGTTCACGGCGACACAGAACGGAGAAGCTGGGCGGGTTCTTGGTTCCGGCGGGGGCGCGTTCGAGGACCAGCCCGACGAGTAGAGATTTAAAAAGGCATGGTGTTTGCTATGGGTTACTTCTGCTAAAAGTCCCACCCTAGTGTTTGTTCCTGCCGGGCCCCCAGCCCAAAAGAGTTGTGGAATGGCGTTGCAATCAGGTACTTCAACGGATGAAACTTCCCTGAATGCGTTTAGTTCCTTCCCTCGCGGCTTGCCGCAGCTAGTCAGGAGACAGTAATGCAAGTTAATCGGAAGAGTCAAGCCCCAAGCGTGTGGACCCATGCGGGCGGGAAGGCTGCGAGAATTGGGCCGGAGGCAGAATTGCGCCGGACCGTCATGTCTTGCCTGCTTTGGGAACAGACCTTCTATGAAAGTGGGCAGTCTGTTGTGGATAGGATCAAAACCCTAATCCCTCAAGTCAGGACCGAATTCGCAGCCGCTTGTGCCTTCCACGCCCGCACCGAGATGAAACTCCGTCATGTGCCGCTCTTGATTGTGAGAGAGATGGCCCGGTCCCCTGCCCACAAGCATGTGGTTGCTGACTTGCTCCGTGATGTGATCCAGCGGGCCGATGAGTTGAGCGAGTTTGTCTCAATCTACTGGCAAGAAGGAAAATGCCCTCTCTCTGCTCAAGTTAAAAAGGGCTTGGCTGCAGCCTTCCGTAAGTTTTCGGAATACGATTTAGCCAAGTACAATCGGGATAAGGGTGTGAAGCTGCGAGATGTGCTATTCCTCTGCCACTCCAAGCCGGTTGATGGACAAGGGCATAACAAACACGGAAGAAAGGCTCTGAAAGATGGGTTAAGCCCTCCGTATCAGTTGAATGAGCATGAGGAATTGTATCGCAAGCTGGTGGATGGGGAACTGGCGACGCCGGACACTTGGGAAACCCAGTTGTCAGCGGGGGCAGACAAGAAGCTGACATTCGAGAGATTGATGGTTGAGCGCAAGCTTGGTGCTCTTGCCTTCCTTCGCAACTTGCGGAACATGCAACAGGCAGGAGTATCAGAGGCACAAATCCTGACCTATGGCGCTGTCTGCAAGGTTGACCGAGTACTGCCCTTCCGCTTCCTCGCTGCGGCTCGTTACGCCCCTACTCTTGAGCCTATGCTGGAAGAAATGATGTTTCGCTGCCTTGATTCCGGCGGTTCCGGCGAAAAGCTGCCGGGCCGAACTGTCGTCCTTGTGGATGTAAGTGGGAGCATGGACCAGCCATTGAGCGAGAAGTCCGACATGCTCCGAGTTGACGCGGCTTATGGCGTGGCAATACTGGCAAGGGAACTTTGTAAGGATATCGCTGTCTATACCTTTAGCGGTGGCCTTGTGCAAGTCCCGCCCCGGCGAGGGTTTGCCTTGCGAGATGTGATGGAACAGTCGCAAGATCATCTCAGCACTCATTTGCGAGAAGCCCTTGAACAGATCAACGCCCACGACAATTATGATAGAATCATCGTCATTACGGACGAACAATCCAGCGATGGCATTGTGGGGTCAAAGGCTGGCACGAAAGCCTATTGCATCAATGTCGGGACCTTCAAGAATGGCGTTGGGTATGGAACTCAATGGACACACATTGACGGATGGAGTGAGGCAGTGCTGACCTATATCAAGGAGATTGAGAAAGACTGACTGTAAGATCAATGCCCGCCACCTGTCTGTCCATAACCAGCAGGGCCGACCGTCTCCTCGGCACGGCGGGCACCATTTCTCTCCCCACCCTCCTGTGGGAGCAAGTAACAGGAAGGAAGTCGTTGCGGCAGCATTATCTCCTTTCTGCTGCCAGACGATGATTCCGGTGCAAGCCCGGACCTATTTACTGAGACTGGCCCAGATCGGCTAGTGGTAATAAGGAAGGCAAGTGGCCTATATAGTGTCCAATGAGCCTTCCTCCTTACTCACACAGGCCCCTTACTTTTGCACCCTATCACTGGTAATGTGCAGAGGTTTGGAGTAAGGCGACTAGCCCCCGTTAGGGGCAATTGCGGGGAACCTTGGAGGTAGGCAGGTCTCATAAGCCAGCCGTAGATGGCTCGATACCATCCCCCGCATCCAGTTTTCTGGGAGTAGGCTAGTCTGGTTAAGTCACCCGGCTTGGAACCGAGAGATCAAAGGTTCAAATCCTCTCTCTCAGACCAGACAATAGTTAGGAGACAATCATGGTTAGCAATGACTTTAACATCTACAACGTGACTTCTGCCCATGTCGATGCCTGTGGGATTTATGGGTCCTGCAAGTATCAGCGAATCACTATCACTGATGAGAGTGGACGAATCACATCCATTAATGTTTATGGCGGGTTGGAGCTGATTGAGGCCCCTCCCAGCCCTCTTTCTCCGGACGCCATGAGACAGCAGCGGCAAGATGCCATTCTTGCTGCAGGCAAGGAGAGCGAGAATGATTGACCGCACCCATCAGCAGCCCCATTACTGGCATAAGGCTCGGCGCAAACCCGACCATGAATCCCCCCACCCCCATATTAAGAATTCAATCTTCCGCATCTATCGCTTCCCTAATGGCTATGGCGTGACCGCTACAAACATGAATGGCCCTACCAACATCGACTGGTGGACAGTCGGAATTGTGCAGTTCCACGACCCGGACGACATCATGGGCTACGGCATGCCGGACAAGGTAATAGAATTCGTCAGCAGCGCGAAGCTGGAGGTATTACTGGATCAGGTTGAAGCAAGGAAGAGGGAGACGGAAAATGGCTAAGAAGAAATCCCCCCTTGCGTCTCAAATGATGGCTTCTGGCCAGTTCCTCGTCAACATGAAAGAACAGAAGCCCGGCTACTACAACAATGACGAGGTGCTGGCACAGTTCCAGAAAATGATCGAGGCCGGAATCCTCGATATGTTCCATCGAACCCTCCTTCTCGTCCAGCTCTTGATTGAGAATGGGAAGTTGGAGCATCCGGCGGTCCCCCCAAGCCCTGAACCGTCCTCAATTATCCTTCCCCCGTCCATGAACAAGAGGCACTAAAATGAAAGCCGTTCTCTTCGCTGTTGCCATCACTTGCACCATCCTCCTTATCTGCGCCGCTCCTGCCGAAGCCTATACCGTTCGCCACTTTTCCAAGGATGAGTGCAATGCTATCGCCGGAGCGCTGTTCATTGCCGCCAAGGAGCGGGATCAAGGAGTGGCACTTGAACAGCAGTACAAGGACATAGATCAAATGCTCATCAGTAAAGACACTATCATCGAGGACCAGAATGATGCCGAGCTCCTCAAGGAGCTGATTCGTGTAGCTTATAGCAGGCCTGCGGATTCCCCAATAGTTGTCTGGAAAGCGGTTAAAGCAAGCTGCTATGAAAAGAACGATATCTCACCAATTGAGTTTAGTATATGATATTTCTTTTCTTCGCTCTTGTGTGCCTTCTCGGTTTAATCCTTTGGGAGCTGTTTAAATAATGGACACAGCACAAAAGATTCGGGAGTGGCGGGCCAAGACTGCTGCCGGGCAGGAGTTGAGCATCGAGGAAATGCGGGAAGTGATCCAGCTCCTGCGGGCCGACCGGAAGATGTCCGTCGTAGTGCAAGAGGTGAAGAAAGTCCGGGCCAGCCCTAAGAATGCCAAGGCCTTGTTGGACAACTTTTCCGCCCAAATGACAGGGACAGAGGAGTGATGGAGTATGGTGGGGGCGAAGGCGTCCTTTTCATCTTTGGGTGTGCAGCAATATTTAATTTGATCCGCGCCATTATAGTGTGGTGGAAAAAAAGGAGACAAGAATGCAAATAGGGCAAAGAATCAGATTGAAAGAGGGGGAGGGGTTATTGTTCGATAAGCTTCTCTCGTCAACTACCTACACCCTCACCAAAGTTTCTACAGATTTTGGGCACACCTCGATGCATTTCGAGGCAGAGGGGAAAGAGCAAGGGCTCTGGATTCCCGGTTGGGTGATTGACAGCCATGATTTCAAAACAAAGGTGGAATTATTGGATAGTGGGTTGAAAGGAGATTGAAATGACCGTCATCACGAAATCATTTGACGATGCAGTGTACAAGCTGGTGCCGCGAAAATTGCCGCCGAACATTGGGGCATTCAGTATCGGCAGTCGTGATCACGATGTTGAATGGGCCGCGCTACTAAAAGAAATTCCCGCTGATCTGCCGGGTGTGGTGACGCACAGTGAGGAGCCTGTGGCAGTCGCCGATGCCGCAGTTGCCGGGCAGGTGAAACTACTGACCATCATTGCCTCTGTTTATGCCGGTCTCGGGGCTTACCATGATTTGCCAGAGCTTTGGCTGGATGTCCTCGCTGGCCCGGAATCAGCAACAGAGGAGCAAATTGCGGCGTTACTCCCATATAGACCAGATCAGTCCAAGTAAGATGATTCAATCAGCAGAGGAAGCGAAATGAACTTTTCAGATAGTCTTAAGGACACCCCAGACCGGGACTGGCTTGCTATCCTTTCCCTAACCAAAATGGATGCTTTGCCTAATGGCACTCGCATTAACCCAACCCCACGTCATTGGATCACCAGCAAGCTATTGGAGCTAGAACCCGGTGAGTCTTGGTACTTGGAGTTTGATAAGACTTCGCCCTGTGACCACAATTATGAGATGCAGAGCAAGACTTTTGCCGGGCGTACCATGCAGCGGAAGAAGGACACAAATGGAATCAGATTTTGGAGGCTGGCATGATGCTATCTGACACAGACCGCATTATGCTGTTACTCGCTCGGGTGAACTTTTTGACTGTAGAACTGTCTAAAAAAGACAGACAATTAAGGCAGCTTGAATTTATAAATGAATTGAACATCAGCAGGGTCGCTGCCCTCCAACAAGCCCTTTCAGCTAGAGACCAAAATGGCAATTGAATCCTCCTTCCCGGCAGTCATTGACTCTTCCATGCTTGCAGCCTATCGCGCATGCCCACAGTCCTTCCGCCTTGCCTACACTGATCATTGGAAGTTGAAAGGGGAGAGTGTCCATCTCCATGCCGGGGGCGCTTTCGCCAAAGCGATGGAAGCCGGTCGTCGGGCCTACTACGTGCATGAAATGATTCAGCAGGATAGCGAAGCAGAAGCCATGCGCGCCCTGATCCTCGCCTATGGCGACTTTGAAGCGCCGGAGGGTAGCGCCAAGACCCTTGACCGTATGATGGGAGCATTAGAGTTCTACTATGAAACCTACCCACTCGACACTGATCCTGCCCGTGTTGTTCTACTTGGCAATACTCACGCTGTTGAGTTTTCATTCAGTACTCCGATCTCCATCCTACATCCGGTCACGCAGGAACCGATCATCTTCGCCGGGAAAGCGGACGCAGTAGTAGAGTATGGCGGCGGGTTGTATGTGATGGATGAGAAGACTACGACCCAGCTTGGATCAACATGGGCAAGGCAGTGGGATTTGCGGGGACAGTTTAGCGGCTATGCGTGGGCGCTTCACCAACTGGGGGAGAGGCCCGCCGGAAGCATTGTGCGGGGAATCTCTATCCTCAAAACCAAATACGACACGCAAGAAGCGGTCGTGGGCCAGCCCGATTGGAAGGTTGATCGGTGGGAGCTGATGATGTATAGGACAATTAATGACATGATTGATGATTGGACAGCTGGGCAATGGGATTATGACTTGAGCGAGTCCTGCAACCACTACGGTGGGTGTGCTTACAAGCAGTGTTGCATGGCCCCAGACCCAACCCCTTGGCTCAATCTCAACTATGAGAAGAGAGTATGGGACCCGCTCTCACACCGAGAGACTAAAGAGTAGCACACCGCAACCTAAGAGGAGTACAAAGAGATGAACACCCCAGACCACAGTATCAAATATATCCACTATCGGCCATTCAGCTTCAGAGCTAGTACAGGCGTTTGCATTGGCTTCAAGCTGGACCGGATGACGGGCGAGGCGGATGTGGCAATCTTCATTCCGCCCGGCGAGTACAACAAGAGAGTGGCGCGGATGGCATGTTCTGGCCGCTTGGCCAAGCAGAAAAAGATTGAGGTGAAGGTAGACCCGAGCAAGGTATGTGAATCCATCATCATGGCGGTGCGGACTTTCCTCCACGACCGTGGCGTCCATGACTTCTGCTGATCTCAACGCCCCGGTCCCAGCCCCGGCTCCAGCCGAGAGCCAACTCCCCGGCTTCAATGTCTTGATCGAGGGGCCGACCGGGACCGGCAAGACTCATGCCCTTGGTACTCTTGTGGATTCCGGCCTCGATGTCTTCTACCTCGGGCTTGAGAATGGGATGGAGTCCCTTCTTGGCTACTGGACTGATCGGGGGAGGCCGGTCCCGGCGAATCTCCACTGGCACAAGATCAAGGTCTCGGACAAGGGCTTCTCCACCATGATCGACAACGCCAAGCGGATCAACACCATGAGCAACGAGGCGCTGGGAAAGATCCAAGATCCAAACAAGTCTCGCTATAACTACTATGTCAAAATCCTCGAAGTCCTCAATAATTTTTCGGACCAACGATCAAATCAAGTTTTCGGTGCGGTGGACGAATGGGATGTGGACAAGGTATTGGTGGTGGACGCACTTACCGGGATCAATATTGCTGCGATGTCTCTTGTGGTGGGAGGAAAACCTATAAAGACTCTGGTCGATTGGGGGATTGCAATGGACCAAGTGGAGAAGTTATTGCGAAGCCTGACAGAGGACTGTCGTTGTCATTTTGTTCTCCTTTCCCACATTGAGCGGGAAGTGGATCAAGTGCTGGGCGGGGTGAAACTGACAGTTGGGACTCTCGGTGTCAAGCTAGCCTCAAAGATCCCGCCGATGTTCTCGGATGTGATCTTGAGCAAGAGGGAAGGGAACCAATTCTTCTGGTCTACCTCTGATGCTAGTGCCGACTTGAAGACCCGCAACCTACCCCTGTCGGAAAAGCTCAAGCCCGACTTTCAAGCCATTGTGGACAAGTGGACAAGCCGGGCGTATGTGAAAGAGTAATACTGGCCCCCGCCAGCCAGTCCAGAATGGCGGGATCTCCTTTCAACTTTTAAATTGGAATAAACAATGAGTATCTTTAACCCAGACACATTTCTTGACGAAGACGCTGGCGGCCCTCTTTCAACTGAACGTGTGCTCATCCCCATCGACACTTACAAGAACTGTTATATCGAAACGGTCAAACCAGTCGAAGGAATCATCAAAGACGGCGAACGCGCCGGGGAGCCGTGGGCCAAGATGAACTTCGTCTGGGTCATTGACGACCAAGAGGTGAAGGATAAACTGGACCGGCAGAGGGTGGTTGTAACTCAGGGTATTATGCTGGAACTGGATGCAACCGGCTCTCTGGATGAAGGCAAGGGCAAGAATGTTCGCCTTGGGAAGCTGCGGGCCGCTCTTGGTATCAATTCCGGGAAAGTCCGGTGGCGCGACTTCATCGGTGTTCCGGCAACCATCAGCATCGGCCACGCAACCAGCGATAAGGGCACTATGTATGAAGAGGTGACGGCAGTCGCCGGGCATTAATCCCTCGCGGCTCCTGCGCCAGTGCGGGAGAGAAACTACGCTGGCATTTACTAATTTTGGGGAATCTTGTGGATCTACTCATATCACTTGTAGTCTATTTAGTCATCTTCGGGCTGATTGCGCTAGGGGGAGCCATCTACCTTGGTTACGTCAAGTGGGCTGATATCAAGGCTTGGATCGACTCCTTCAAGAAGAAGCCCCCCACTCCATAGGAGACTAGCATGCTCCGCATGATCTCGACCTGTGAAATGGTCAATACCCTTCTCTCCCGGACCATCAAGGATGAGGGGGACCGGGGCTTCGTTGCCCATCTTGCACACATGGCCCGGCTTGGGCAGATCACTCAGATTTCCAGCGAAGAAGCCGACCGACTGGCCTCGCTCTACGAGGCACATAACAGGCCACTGAGGTTAGTAGAATGACACTATTGCTGTGTTTAGCGGAGTTAGTGGTTCTCAGCGCCGGAATAGTTCTACTTAGCCTTCAATATGGTTGGGAGACTGGCGTAGGGATTGCTTGCCTTATTTGGTATATGAAAGGCGTTAGGGAATGACTGTTCGCAGTACTGGCCCGGTTGATGCCAAAGTCATGATTGTTGGGGAAGCCCCCGGCGAAGAGGAAGAGCGTCGGGGGGAAGTCTTCTGCGGTGCATCCGGCTACGAGCTTAACAAGATGCTGGAGAAAGCTGGTCTCAATCGAAGCCAGTGTTTCGTCACGAATGTCGTGCGGGTCCGTCCTGCCGGAAATGACATCACCAAATTCATCCCGACGAAGAAGAAAGACATCACTCCTGACCACATTGAGTTGAGAGGGAAAATGGTCCTGCCAGTTGTGGTAGAGGGGTACAAGCATCTGATGCAGGAGATTGATCTCATCCGCCCTAGCATGATTATTGCCCTTGGCGGCACAGCTCTCTGGGCATTGACTGATCTTGATGGCATCATGAAGTGGCGCGGGTCGATGCTTTCCTTCGATAAAAATCCAAGCATTCGAGTCCTCCCAACGCTCCACCCCGCTGCAATCCTTCGTCAGTGGGAGATGCGAAATGTCTTGATCCAAGACCTCCGCCGGGCAAAGGAGTATGTGAGGAAGGAATGGCCCACCACAAAGTGGTCCTTCACTATCCGCCCCTCTTTCCAAGAAGTGTCGAGCAGGCTCCTGCGACTTATCCAATGTTGTAATGAAGGGCGGCAAATACTTTCTGTTGACATAGAGACCCGCGCCTTCAACATTGCTTGCCTTGGCATAGCTTGGAGCAAGGACGAAGCCATTTGCATCCCCTTCATGGAACTTGGTCGAGAAGATGGCTACTGGACTGAAGGGGAAGAAGCAGAAATTGTCTTCCTCCTCCAACGTCTTCTAACCCACCCGAATGCTCAAGTTATTGGGCAGAACTTCATCTACGACGCACAGTACATTTTTCGGAGTTGGCACTTTATCCCCAACTTCTGTCGGGACACAATGCTTGCCCAGCATGTGATGTTTCCTTCTGGCGGGGACCCGGCGAAGATGAAAAGGAGCGAGGAGGGAGCTGCAAAGCTAGATCTAAAAGGCCTTCCGAAAGATCTAGCCTTCATCTGTTCCCTGCACAATGAGCAATATGTGTACTGGAAGGATGATGGGAAGGTCTTATCTCTCGACCACGACGAGGACAAGCATTGGCGTTACAACTGCGAGGATTGTGTACGCACTTTTGAAGCTGATGAGTCCCTTCAACAGTCAATAGATCAGATGAATCTTCGAGCCCCCCACGACTTCCAGATGTCCCTTTTCCGCCCAGTCCTCAAGATGATGAATCGAGGGGTTGCCATTAGTCGGGAAGCCCAGCGCCAACTCTCGGCCGAACTAACAGCCTATGGGAAAGAGATTGAAGCTTGGTTGGTAGCAGTTATCGGCTACAAACTCAATCCAAAGAGTCCAAAGCAGATGAAGGAGTTCTTCTATGTCGAGATGAACCAGCCGAAAATCATGAAGAGGACTCCTAATGGGTATGTACTATCGTGCGATTCCGCCTCAATGGAGAAGATCTCAGCCCGCCAACCTCTCCTGAAAGGGGTCTGTGACCGGATTGAGGAACTGCGGAGCATTGGTGTCTTCATCTCCAACTTTCTCTCGGACAAACGAGACACAGATGGTCGGATCAGATGCAGTTACAACATAGGCGGGACCATCACGTTCCGTTTTAGCAGTAGTGAGAACCCGTTCGGGAGCGGGTTAAACCTCCAGAATATTCCGGGTGAAGATAAAGAATAAATGCCTTGTTTTACGTTCTGTTGTGGTATATTCTACAGATCTATACAAGGAGTATACATGAAAACACATGGGTATGCAAGTAGAGGGCCAAAACCACCTACTTATCAATCATGGTGTGACATGAAACGTAGATGTCTTGATCCTTTAAGACAAGGCTATGAAAACTACGGCGGAAGAGGGATAAAAGTTTGTGAGAGATGGCTATTCTTTGGGAACTTTCTGCAAGATATGGGAGAGTGCCCTAAAGGATTAACACTGGAACGAATTGATAATAATAAAGGCTATTATAAAGACAACTGTAAATGGGCTACTAGAGCTGAACAAAGTAGAAACAAAAGAGAATATAAAAATAGCACATCAGGGGTCCGCGGGGTAGCCAAAAATAACTGCATTACTAAGGGAAAACTATATACATACTGGACTGCATGGATGAGCCAAAATGGAAAAACTTTCCGTCTATACCACGGCAAAGATTTTAATGAAGCAGTACGCATCAGGAAAGAATGGGAACAATCTTTAAAGGAGTAGTAAATGAAAATCAGCAGAATTGAGGGTACGTTGCATTTGCCGGAAAAATCAAAGGAGCATGTGCATTCTCTTATAGTTAAGAGTGCGGAACATAAACACATTACTGAAAATGTAACTCTTGCCCCTCCTACCAAACTAGAGCAGCATACAGATCAGCCCCTACAAGCCGTCCAAATAACTGCTGCCGGGACTACTCATCTAATGATCCCGGCAAGGTCCCCCGGTGTCCTCACAACTAACGGCCTTCAACGAATCAAAGGGGTCCGGGAGAACCGGCCCGGACACTGGCAAGCCTACTGCCGGGAAAATGGGAAATGGAAGCATCTTTGGCAAGGCCCAAGCCTCGGTAAGGCCATTGATGAACGGCTTAAATGGGAAGCTGCTCAAAAATCGAAAGAAGAATTATGACAATGCCTAATGTCAGGAAGCTCTACATTCCTGACCCCGGCATGACCTTCTTCGATGGCGATCTGACATCCGCTGACCTCTACACCGTTGTCTGGGAGTCCAACTGCCGTCTGATGAAGGAATGGCTCTCTCTCAGTCTTGACCCTTACATGATGATTGCTCGTGAATACTACCATGAACCTGATCTACTTAAGATTGACCCGCGTCGCCGGAAATTTAAATCGCTCTGCCATGCAACGAACTATTTTGGTCTTGCTAAAAATATTGCTGGCAACAGCAACATTGGCCTCTCTATTGATGAAGTTGCTAGAGTCCAAGCTTGGTACTTCCGACTCTGCCCAGAAATCAAGGGATGGCAGGAAGCCCTGAAGACAAGCTTTGAAGAGACAAGGGAGGTGCGGAATGCCTTTGGCTACCGCTATAAGTTCCTTGGGCGGGTGGACTCCAATACCATCAATAAGATGGCGGCATGGATTCCACAATCTACGGCGGCAATTGTCATCAATCATGCGATGGTGGCGATTGATGCCGGGTTGCCGGAGGTCCAGCTCCTTCTTCAAGTCCATGACTCTTTAGCTGGGCAATACCCAACTGGGAGGCCGGAGTTGCGGGATGATATCCTCAACCTGTCTCGCGTCATTGTGCCTTATACTGATCCGATGATTATCCCGGTCGGGATCAAGACGAGTAATATGTCATGGGGGGATTGCAAATGACCTCTAATTTTATAGGATCGCCTTTATACAAGCTTATCAAGGAGCTAAAAGGTAAGGATATGAAACCCCATCTCTGGTTATACACAACGTCTCCCTCCGAGCGGAGTACAGCCAACCACTTCTGGGCTTGTTGTGAGAGTCGCTCCCACAAAGGCTTCGCTATGTGTCTCGGCTACACCCCAGAACGTGCCTACAAAAACTGGATGGCCTTGCATGGCCCGAATACTCCCTGATTGGCTTTCCTCCTATGTCAAGTACGCCTCCTTCACAGAAGCTCCCGCCCACATGCACTTCTGGGTTGGAGTCTTCACCATTGCGGCAGCGCTTGGTCGAAAAGTCTGGATTCCCATGCCTACTTTCTGCTGGTATCCAAACTGCTACCTCGTCCTTGTCGGCCCCCCTGACATAGTGAGCAAGTCCACCACCATGAATATGGGGGTCAAACTCCTGAAGCAGATCCCCGGCTTCCAGCTTGGTCCCACCTCCTGCTCATGGCAAGCTCTTGTTCGCCGGATGGAAAAGATGGAGATGGATCACGATTTGGGGGATGGGAAGATTATCAAGCTCTCTTCCTGCACTGTCTGCGCCAGCGAGTTGGGAGTCTTCCTCAAGACCCAAGATACTGATTTCCTCGACACCATGATCCATCTCTGGGATGGGGACACAATCGACAAGGACTTAATCAAGGAGGGCGGAAGTGTATATATCGAAAATCCCCTACTTACTCTTGGAGGGTGCACTACTCCAAGTTGGGTTGCAACTAACATACCAGAGCATATGCTGGAAGGCGGTCTTTTATCCCGCGTCATATTTGTGTATGCAGATGCCATTGACCATCCAGTGGCCCTCCCGGATGAACACGTTCCGACTACTTTCCACCAGCAGCAGCAAGACCTCCTCTCCGATCTGATCGAAATCGAGAGGATGAAAGGCCCACTCACCATTTCAAAAGAGGCCCGCCTCTTCATGAACAAGTGGTACAACCAGATGAAATCAACCCTGAACGGCGACGAACAGGCCCGCGACCGTGTTACAAGGAAACAGACTCATGTCTTCAAGCTTGCAATTATCCTCTCTGCGTCTTCAGGTGACACCAGAGAGATTAGCCTTGCTAACCTGCAGATGGCAGTTAAAGAAATCGAAAAGCTGTCTCACTATCGAAGCGTCGTGGTTGACTCCATCGGGCGGTCTGCCGAAACGATTGCCGCTGATCGAGTTCTTGAAATTGTCACAAAAGCAGGAAGTATTGGAATGGATACAGTCTATAGGGCTGTCCATTCCCAGCTCCCTAGCAATACCGCCTTCATCGACATCATTAGCGGGCTAGTCAGGGCGAAGTACATCAAAGAACGGGTGGTAGGGGATGGGGTTGTGCTGATAAGCTTGCGAGGGAAACATGAAGCAACGGAAAAGTAGGTGGGATTTCTGGAAGAAGGTGGATAAGAGTGGGGGACCAGATGCTTGTTGGCTCTGGACTGGTGGAGTCACGCGGCAAGGAAATGGGATAGTTGGTGCAGAAGGGATCACATGGGTTGTTGCGCGGCTTGCCTATGAGAGCGTGCATGGGCATATTCCGCCGAACTACCGGATCAGGCACTCACCCACTTGCATTTCTCTGGCCTGTTGCAATCCCTCTCATCTCTTCAAGGAGACTTCGATGAAGTATGAGGGCTTTGGTGGAGTCAGCAAGTCCATTTCCGAATGGGTTGAAGACCGCCGATGTAAAGTCAGTTATGACGCCTTGCATCACCGAGTGTTACAGGGATGGGACTTGGAAGAAGCAATGGAGACTCCCCCTTGGTCAAAGAGAATCAAATAACCGCTGATCTTCATGGCGTCGCCGGAAAAGTCCGGCACTCTCTTTCCCTTTGACTAGATCCCAACGCAAGATCTCCTTCGATGCCCCGAGATAATCCTGCCTGTTTAACTTTTTAAGAAGGGTTGATCCGGCGAAGGAACCGACCCCAATATTGAAGGTCAAATCAACAAGGGCATCGAACTCGTTCTGGGAAAGTGTAACAGTGACAACTCTATTAACGCAATTGATTGCATCCTGTACATTCGCTAAGAGGTCCGCATCGGCCTTCTGTTGCGTTATTTCTACCCCCGGCACTACACCATGCGTATTGCCCCAGCCGTTCGTCCAGACCCCTCCTTCATCCCTGTATGGGGTCAGTCGGCATTGCTCGAAGCTTTCGGTCAGCGCAAGACCATTCCGCGAGTATTGCATCATTTTATGGCGTCAATTAAAGCTTGTTTCCCAGCAGCACAATCCCTATACATTCCGCCGATCTCGACCAGCTTTCTCAGGATGGTCCCGCCCTTGGCGTCATCGAGAGGTGTGAGAGGGGGGCACGGTTGGGAGAGGTTTGCTGGTATCATTGCCTGTGAGGGCTGCGTTGGAGCCACGCAACCTGTTAAAGAAAGAAGGAATATGAAAGACATTTTAGAACAGATCGAGGAAAACATTATCAGGCTTCCTTTTGGTGGGTGCTGGATTTGGATGGGGGCCACAACAGGGGGCTATGGTGTCGTTAATAGAGGGAGGGGGAAGAAGCAGGTAAGGTTGCATAGATTTATGTACAAAAAGTTCGTTAAGGATATTCCAGATTCATTACTTGTCTGTCATACCTGTGATGTTCGATGCTGTGTAAATCCTTACCACCTCTTCGCAGGGACACATTCTGACAACCTAAAAGATGCTATTGACAAAGGTAGAAAGCTTGCCCCCAAATTATTCGGGGAAGCCCATCACGCTAAAAAACTGAAAGCTATACAGGTTGTAGAAATCTTGCTTAGAAATTTTCAAGGGGAATCTTACAACAGTTTAGCAAAAGAGTTTAATGTATGCCGTAAGACGATATGGCAAATAGTTCATCGAGAAATTTGGCCTGATAAAGCTTTATTCACATCTGCCAACCCGTCAGCATCAAAGCAAGCAGCCCCATAAACAGGACGGTTAATATAGTGGTCAACATTGTGTTGGATCGTTTGAGTAATGACAGTTTGGGCATTTTTGGCCACCTCAAGTTGGGAGGAGAATTGTGCTAGTTGCTTGTCTTTTAGGTCTGTTGCTATGCGTTGCTCTTGAATATTCTTCAATGTGGCTGCTTCATTTTGTAAGGCGGCGTAGTGATGCCCGGCGACAAACACGCCAACTATTGCAGAAGTTGCAAGGCCGAACTTTAACCAACCCATATAAGGAGACAAAAAAGTAAGCATGATTATTTCCCAAGTCCGGCTGAGAGTCCCAGCCCGGCGAGAATGGCGGCAGCGCCAATCCCATAAGCCTGAAAGTCAAATGGCTTTCCCAAGAG